CTCTTTATTCATGCCTAATACAAGATGATTAGCGGATCTCTCAGGGCAAGTAAGGAAATCTTCCAATACTGACTCCCATTCTTCTCTTTTTCTTAGTTTTATCGCATCATGAGCACTAATAGACAACGCATCAGTGAAATACTTTACACCTTGTGCAAGGCAATCCAACCTATCGTCATGTTTTACAGCACCTTTCTCACGACACATCCGACTCATCTGGTAAAAGAGCATATAGAGGAGGCGACTCTCAGGTGCACTGTCTTTATTCGACCTATAGTCCCAGTCGATAACAGAACGATCCACAACAAGACGATGCTGGTTAAGGACAGGTTCAAGAGCATCAATAATTCGGTCTTCTTTCCGAAGGTTCGCCCGAATCTCCTCGATGTCAATATGTTGTTGTCTCTGTTGAATATGTTTCTTAAATAGTTCACTGACCATTCCATCTCCAAAGTTTGTCTCGATTACGAGTTTAGTTACGTTATATTTACCACATCCTCTCAATATGTCAAGTAGTGTATTGTCGCTGTAACCGTCTCTATACGCTCTCATTTCGTGGAGGTATAGAAAGCCATGGCGTTGGCTAATGAAGGCTGCTGCGGTCTCGTCTGAGCCCCTTCCAGAAGGGTCTACGCTGCATATTGTCTCGTCATATGGACCCCATTCTCCCTGTAGCTTCATTGGACTGTAAAAATAGTCCCCGGGTAGTCCTACAGTGGGTGCATCCTTTATAACATTTGCTGGATCTGAACACCAGACCACGTTATCAGGAGCAGAAGAAGGATTGACGCTAGTAACCACAAGGTCAGCCATTTTAAGAGGGAATTTTTCTGCATCACTTAAACTTGTGTCTAGTTGAAATTGAAGCATGTAGTTGCTCCGACCCATAGCTGCTTCTCTTTCTAGTAGGTCTTCTTCGCTAAATCTGTCTGGATCTGTAACTTCCCACTCACTTGCACCCATATCCAGATCTTCTTGTACTTGAGGTGCTAGTAGTCCTTCGTACTGTGCGAGTTTGTTACGTCTTGGGTATCGTGACGGCCAAACAAATGGTCTATAGCTCCGCTCTGCCAACTTACGATAAATAGTAAAAGTAGTCTGAGGAGTCCCGAGATACATAATACGGCTATCGTCTTTCGGCGTAAGGATTGCTTCGGCTTCGGTGCAGAGTTGAAGTAGCTTTTCACGCATCAACTCCGTCATACTGTTCCCCGGTACTTCCACATCGTCCAGAATCATTAAGTCTGCACGACTTCCCGTTAACTGACCAGTAATACCAACACTCTTCACGGATGGAGCCTGATGAGGTGAACAGTTTACGTCGAAGGAAATTCTTGACCATCTGCTGTCGTCGCTCTTTGGTCTTAGATAACTTAGCCATGGTGTCTCTATAATTAGTTTTTGTAAGAAGATAGACATGTTATCTGCCCTTTCCTTAGAAGCAGATATAATCATAATCTTTCTTTCGCTGTCATTAAATAGTGTCCACAACACAAATGCACCTGTAATCCAGCTTTTTCCGACTCCTCGGAAGGCTTGGATCTGTAAACGTTTAGGTCCGTTCTGTAGATAGTCGGCTATAGCATACTGTGCCCGGGTTGGACTAGGTAGACCTAGCTCTTCCCACAATGCCTGTAGGAAAAGCTTAAAGTCACCTTTTAAACTATTTATTATTTCATTCTCTGTCATTACTCAAATAAATCAAGTTGTTCGTAGTTAAAACCGGGAAATTTCTTTTTAACCATTTTCCAAGTAACTCCGGGTTGTGCTTTATACATTAACATTCTCTGTTTAGTTTCAGATACGTTAGGAAATTTAATACTTGGTAAAGGTTCTATAATTGCTTCAAAGTTAATTTGTTTTACCAATTCTTGTATATCTTTTACTTGATATTTTATGGATACACCTTTTAAAATTCCCATGTTGTCATATTCAGCCATTTGTTCAATTAACTCATCAAAAGGCATTCTTGATTTAGGGTTAAGTGCTTCCCATGCTTTGTGTGCTTTTACTACAATATCCTCTGATTGATTTACTATTTTAGACCACTCTTTTGCTTTCTGTAGTCTATATCCCGGATCAAGCTTCATCAAATCTCGTTCAGACTTACTAAAAAATGTAGGTACAAGATCTTTATAATAAGCATGTGCAATTCCGTGTGGTGTATCTGTAAGAGATGATTTACCTAAAGTACGTATAACGTTTGTAGTATCTGCTCTTTGTACTATACCGGGTCTAGCACCGCTACCTATAAGCTCACTTATTATTTCCCAGTATTCGTCACTACCCCATTTAACTCCATCAAATAGATGAATACTATCATAAAGAGGGTTAATATGATGAACTTGTATATCTTGAGTGGTTAAACCTTTAGATTTTAAAAAGTCTCCCCATTCTAAATCAGCAGCTACTTTACCTTCTTTTCTTAAAGATTCAAAGTTACCTTTTAAACTTTCTGGTGATAGGAAGTATTCCATCCAGTTACGTTTAGTAAGTTTCTTACCTCTTCTCATTCCTGACTTCATCACTGTCCCACCTAATGGGTCTGCCATTGCGTTAAGTATACCACTGTTTTTGTTGTACAAGTCAATATCAAATATACCATCTTTCATCTCCATCCTTTCCATACCAGATATTATTATATTCTTGTACTCAGGGCTTGTAACTTTACTAAAATCTCTTAAACCGCCAGTTGCATCATCTGACTTAGACATAAAGAAGGTATTAGGTACTTCTACTCCTTCTGGTGTAACAGGTTGTTTCTTACCAAATAATTGAGAAAAGAAACGCTTACCACCTTGTACTTGGTCAGGAAATACATCGTTAAATAATTTAGCTACTCGCAAAGGTCTTGGACCGCCAAGCATGGTATCAAGCTTAAATCCTGTAGTTTCCAAAGCTATATCTTGAGGTTCATCACTAGCACCCGAAAGTCCAGTCAAACCTACTTCTAAAGATCTTAATGGATATTTCCTGATAAGGTTAGCACCTTGAGTTATTGTTTTAAGTGCTAAATCTGGTTTTTTAGCTGCTAATAAAGTACCACCAAGTATAGCTAATTCTATGCCGGGTGCACGTGTCTGACCACCTCGTACAAAGTCATCGAAGCCTTCATCTATTAATAGTTTCTTCTCAGCTTCAGTCTTATTAACTGATCGTTTAGCTGCTTCTATATTTAATCGTTTTTGCTCTTCATCATCTTCTCTGAAGGTTGCAAATAATTGTTTCATTGTATATGTGATAGAATAGTTTGTTCTCTATCTGTTTTACCAAATGTCGACCTCATCCAGTCTTGCCATTCTCTACTACCTTTATCCTGATTGCATCGTCGACACGAGGGTACAACATTCGTCGTTGTATCCGTACCCCCTTTGCATTTGGGGCGTACATGGTCGATTGTAAGTTTGTGTAATTCATGAAATTCTCCGCAATAAACACATTGACAATTAAAGTGCTCTTTGATAGCTCTTCTCCAGAGCCGTTTAGATTCTGAACTTGTCATGGTTATTAAATTGTGTAAATAGTAATCAGGTGTTGGTAGTAATGGTGTCATTAACGTCTTTTTGCTCCGCCTCTTCCTCGGTTTGCTTTGCGTGATTCAGCAACAATCTTGCCACCTTTATGTGACATATCAGTTTGTTTACCGGGTTTACGCTTTCTACGTATCTTCATCAACTCACGTCGATATGCTCTTTTAGCAGGCGTATTGTTAATAATAGCCTGAGCACGTCTACGCTTAAGTCGTGATCGTTTGTTTTTTCTGTAAAACCTTGCAGTTCTACCGGGATTAGGGCTGAGTCTAGGTCCTGTTCTTGCCATATAATCTAGATTTTACTAAAGATGGATCTACTTTTGGTATTACCGAAGCTAATCGGTCTAGTGGACTGCCCTCAAGAGCAACACCTGTAATGTCATTAGTTTTTAACCAATCACATGCTGCTTTCAAATCTTGAGTTTTCGCTTCTCCACATTTTATCAAACGTAAAAATTCTTGTGTAACAAGGTAGTGAAGCTCGTTAAAACTTTCTTCGTTCGCTTTTTTAGGTATTACTCTTGTTTCGCTCATTCGATATCTAATCCTTTTTTAACGATTTGTAGTGCTCTGTCATCAAGTTCGTTATCTGTAGACTCAACTAGCTTTTCTAGTAGTTCAACTACAAACTTTTTAAACTTGTCGCTTTTTAAGCCTGTTAATACAAGTGGTTTAATAAGTGCAAACATTACTCAGCCTCCTCTTTCTTAGCTTTTGGTGCTTTCTTTTTAGCAGCTGCTACTTTAGCTTTAGCTTCAGCTTCTCTAGCTGCTCTTTGTAATGCGATTGTTGATGGCATAATCTTAAAATAGTTTAAATTTCTTTTTTTCTGGTTTAGGTGGTAACAATGATTGTATAGGTACGATGTCCTGACACAGGTGAGCTACCCGTGTATTTGGTCTTATGGTAAAACCTTGACGTTGTAACTCTGCACATTTAAGTGCTCGTACAAGTTCGTAATCTAATTGCATCTTTTCCTCTTGACGCTTGGCAATACGTCTGCATTGCTCAAGACCACTTTTGTCTAAAGGAACCATAAAGTTAAGTTGAAACCCCCAGTTCTCTGATAAAGTATAACTACTTGGAGCCATACCCATATTATCATCAACTTCCCAAGGTTTCGTATGATTGCCCATATAGAATGGACTAAATGT